ATGGCAATAAATCATAAAGATGAGTTTACCGGGATGCGAGAGCTGACTTCTTTTGATACGGCTCACAGCGCCTTTGGTGAGTTCATCCTCATGCGCTCGTCATTCACTGATACTCTCACCGGCTTCAGGCAGATTGAACCTGAGCATTACCCAGATCAGCAAGTTATGATTCGTTTGGATGCCGCCAAAAAGCTGATTAGTGAACTACAGCGGCGAGTGGACTATATCGAGTCTGGTATTGAAGATGTTAACACCAAAACCCGCTATCACAGTTGAGAGGGATTTATGAAAGTTGAACTGGTTTACGATAAGCGAAATGTAAAAGAGATTCCGGGTGCCAACGAGCTGATTTTGGCTGAACTAACTAAGCGTGTGCATCGCGTCTTCCCCAAGGCTGAGGTCAAGGTTAAGCCAATGCAAGCGAATGGCATCAACACCGACGCCAGCAAAAGTGAGAAGGCGATTCTCAATCGGTTGGTTGAGGAAATGTTTGATGAAGCCGATCAATGGTTGGTTATCGATATTTAACTTGAGGGGGATTTATGCTGCGTGTCGAAGTGACGATAGATAAGCTGAACGCCAAGAGTTTTCCCGCTGGCTACACCAACGCACTTACCGAAGAATTAACGAATCGCCTTACCCGTAAATTTAGCGATATTGACGTAAAGGTGAGGTTTGCGGGAGCTGATGGGTTAACGGTTCTTGGTGGGGCCAGCGAGGATAAGAAAACAGTCGAAGAGATTTTGAAGGATACGTGGGAAAGTGCTGATGATTGGTTCCAGCCTTAAGCCACCAGCCAATAATGTGAATATTATCAATAGGCAGTATTCAATCATTTCAGTACGATCCTACTGAATTAATTAAATATAAAGGTATCGTTTGTGTTGATAATTTGTATATATGTTTTAATGAGTCTGTGTTTTTTTCATACTATTATATTGCTCTGGACACCTGCGGGTACAAGAGTTCCTAATTGGGAAATTGTACTTCTTCTGTTAGGTGCGATCTTATGGCCTATTTGGCTTATTGCCTTGGTGGTCTCACTCATCCTTGGTGGCCCGCTTCTTAGCCTGTTTAGATTTTGCCGTAAACTTAACAGTAAGGTTAACAACTAAAATAATAACGACTCAGACTTTCAGCAATGCTGGATATCTGACACGAAATGAATAGACCGGGCAATTAAGCCCGGTTTTGTATTTACCGCACTGGTTCAGGAAGCCCCGGAGCATATGGACTCATCATGTCATAAAAAACCTTCCATCTTGGGTCGCTGGCCTCTACTTCTCCGAGATTTGGAAACTGCTCAGGGAATGGCGGCATAGCACCAAACCAACTAATTATTACGGCTTCAGTTTCATCTGAAAATTGAATGATTATCGACATTATTATCCCTTAATTAAATCGAGTAGCCAGTTGCAGATATGGCATATGAACCTGAAGCGGTGGACGCCATATTGAAGTAGAGCGCCTGAGAATCAACAACCTCAAGTACTCCGTTTGCAATAGATGCTGACGTAGCACCACTTACTGATGCGTTTGCACGAAGCTGCCCAATCCCAGAAACGGTAGAATAGAGACTTAGTTCAACGCCCACCGATGTTGTGGTTTGATAAAGTGTCAGATAAGCATTAATTGATACTGCGTTAGCAGGAGCTGCTGGAACAAGAGATACCCCAGAGATTGTTGTCGTTCCGGTTGCCGTGGACCATAGCTGCGTTAAAGGTATCGATATGTGACGCCCTCTCTGAAAACCAATTACAAACTGGCTCGATGCCACCCGCCACGCACCAACCAATGCTGATGCCGTATACCCTGATGGCATATTAGCGCCACCATACACTTCTGGCGCTATTACTGATGTAGCATTCACAGCCAGCAGTGCAGAAGCACCGGACGTTGGGTTATAAATCGCATATAGAGCAACATAACCTGTTGCTGGAACGGTACCGGTATCCATGCCGCCCGCGCCTGTTGTTGCAAGGTTAATCGTCTTGTTGAAGCTGCTCAGTTTGTACTGCAAACCTCCTAAAGCGGTTTGCACGATTAACTCATCTGCGGTGAAAGTTGCCGTTGCAGATGCGGCAGTAATGCTCATTTTTGCATTGCGTGATGTGCCAACAATGCCAGTAAGCTGCGGAAGATGTGCTACGTCGCTTAACTCAAGGTTTGCGAGAGTTGCAGCAACAGCGGCGGGGCCAGCGGTGTTAATTTCAGATAAATTATTGGCAATTTTTAACGACGCAATATCAACCGCTCTAACAGCTTTAGGTGTCGCGGCGAATATTTCGCTAGTGCTGTTTGTTGCACTACTTAATTGAACAATGCCTTTTTGGATTAATGAGGCTGACGGTAAGTTATTGCCAATATATGTCTTAATTGCCAATTCTAAATTATCCAGCAACACTGCCGTATTGCCATTATCAAGCACATCATTACCGGACTGAGTAGCGATAAAGTCAGCCAATACCGATGCCACGAACGATGATTGACGCCACACTTTATTGAGTTGCTCGGACTTCGCCACACCTGAAGAGAACCCGCCAGAACGCGCGGCTAGCGCCTCATATTCTGCCTGCGTCATTACATTAGACTCAGCACCCAGCCCGAACGGAAGAATTTCATTAGCCATTTGTTGCCCTTAATGGTGAACCCCAGGATGCGCTATCGAATCCTCGGGAATATTCGTTATCTAAATCGAAGCCGAATAACGCACCGGCCTCAGTTGAAATGATGTAATTCGTGACGCCAACACCAGCCGGTTTAACGTCTAAATATCCCTGAGCAATGACCGCTCGCATCACTGATGAGATTTGCTCACCGGCAATGTAAATAGTCATGGTCATGTCAAAGTTATCGACGGCAAATATCTTGGTGCGCCCGTCAGGGAAGATGCCTTGGTAGATATCACTGAGTGTTTCGACGGTACCGTCCCAGTGGTTGGCCTGTATCTTTGCCCGAAGTATCGTGCGGTAAGTCTCATCGTCCAATCGAGTAAAGCCAGTTAACGAGTCATACGGTCCTTTCCAACTCCCCAAATCAAACCCAAGCCCATCAGTATCTAGAGAGAAATACACATCGGTGATTGGCGTTCTGATGTTTCGCCCAATACCTACCCATAGCCCGACAGCATCCTCTTGATTGCCTATTGAGCTATCGAGGTCAAAGTCGTTTGTGAGTTGATTTGTCGCCTGCTGGATACCGAGGAACGGTGCAGTGATCAGGGATATATGATCGTAAAACTTAGGCTTCTTTTTGTGATATGGCGTGATGAGACGTTGATATTTAGTCTCACTCATTAGGTCACCACTAAGGTTATATTCTCCGGCACACAAGCTGCTGCGTTGTTAAATGCTATCTCAATGTTGTTTTCAGATAACGCCACAGGAGAAATGCCGATTTCCAACAAAGTAATATCGTAAGTCAGCCGTTCAATGCTGCCATTTAATTGCGCAGGTAGATCAAGCCGCTTGATACGTACCGGCTCGCCAATTTCTATTTCATTAATATATTCCGCTATTGAGTTTTTAATAGCGGTACCTATTGATGAGGTATAGCCCTGTAGCGCCTTAATTTCTAATCTGACATAAATCTGTACGGTACCCTTGCGGAAGAAATTAATCGGGTGAACAATCCCATACTTATCCGTAATCGGGATCGTGGTGGTGCCATATGTCCCCGAGCCTGGCCCTTTTTTCAACGCAATGGATTGGGCGATCTCTGTCGCATCACCGCCATCAACTACGATAGAGATCGAATGGCTGGGTATTCCGTTTGCGTCTGTAATACTGGTATCGTTCTCATAGCCACGATACCGCTCTACCCCACTGATACCAGCAATGGCACCTAAAATTCCATCAAGCACAGTGCGCGAGGGAAGCGCCACTGAATCCGTTTGTCTGACACGCAATTCTGCATCCATCTCTACAGGTTTGCCCGGAGTGGCCCCGGTTGGGTTATTGACGCTTAACCATCCCCGCGTCGGTGTTGCTATTTCGTTCACAGTATTGGCCAGTGCAACAATGGCACCTGGTACCGAACAAATAGCCGTTGCGGTTGCCGTCCCATCAAGACCAATAATCACGCTGGCCGGTAAATCCCACCGAACACCATCAGCATCACGCGCTGCGCCGTTGGTAATCTCTAACCCGACATTACCGGTGATCAGCACATCAACAGTTGAATTGGTCTCCTTGTCCCGCTTAATACCGTTAATTTTTACATTACTGGAAAGCCCATTGCCGACTGCGGCTGCCGGAGAAAACGAGTTATATACCGCAATGGCGCTATTGTTAGCATCGTGAATTCCCAGCGCATACAGAGTGACCATCTGCCCGTCTTTACTGTCCGCATCGAGATAGCTATCACCGCCGTAAATCTCTTGGAAATAACTGACCAGAGTGCTGCGGATGGTCTCAAAATCGGGCGCAGTTATCCCCGTAGCGCTGACAATTGCATTCAGCCCTAACGTATCAAGGTTTAACATTTATGCCTCGCTGGTAACGGTGGTGGTGCCGTAAATAGTGTCTATTGTTGCGGTGAAAGTGACGCGACGATTTTCGCCGGTATAGCTGGCTTCAAATTCCAAAATTGCGCTAACGCCCTGCGTATCAAGAATGCGCTCACGGATAGCCAGGATATAAACATCAGACCGTTGCTTACCGAGTACCGACTGAATATAAGGTGTACCCTCAGTTAAATCTAAAAACCACTGACCGCGCCATAATTCAAAGCGAGTTTTTACCGCCTGAGCGACCGCCTCCGGTGAGTTGATAAGGAAGGTGTTATCACCCTGACCGAATGTGTAATCGCCGTTCTCGTCCTCTCTGCGATAGCGCATATCAATTTACCTTGCCTGAGTTGCCGGTTCCTGGCTGCACTTCGTTGTGGGTGTGAGTATCGTCAATCGTCTTGCCGTTAGAGGTCAGGGTGCCGACAAACTCGATAGCACCGGAGATCTTCGCAGAAACGCCCGCCGCCGCACTCCCCACCAGCCCGCCAAGGAACGTGAATAGCCCATTAACCAGAACCTCAGCGGAGAATTCTGCTTTAGGCGTCACAATATCGAGGCCACCAGGCGCCACGATTTTAATTTTTTTGGTTGTCGGATTTATTTCAAAATAGGTTGATCCATCATCACTGCGGAACTGCGCGGCGCTGGTGCTGATACCGCTGATTTTCTTTGCCTGCGACTGGGGGCCAATAATGGCGAACGCATCAGATAAATCATGTTCACGCTCATCAACGGTTTCCTGTATGTCGCCTGACTGGAGCCAGAAATCAATACACCGATCACCAAAAACCAATAAACACTCATCCCCAGCCTTGATGGGGAATGTCATGGTGACGCCACCGCCGCGCTGGAATACCACGGGAACGTTAGTCAGCACCGAGAGATTTGTTGATTCCCCACCTGACTCACCTTTAATGCCGATCTGAATGTCGCAAGTCACACTGTCAGCATCAAATGACTGAACAATCCCCGGCATCGATACGCGCAATTGAGACGATACTGATGATTGTAATGTTCGCAATGTTTCGGCTAATTCTCCCGAACGGGAGTCTGTTGATACCGTCATGGAAAAACTCCAATAAAAAACCCAGCACAAAGGCTGGGTTAGGGATTCTAGGATAAGAAAATTGCCGGAACGGGCTATTTTTTAAGGTTATGGCGCTCCACAGCTTTTAATTCATTCCACTCACTAAAAAATATATCAGCAGACTCAATTACATCGTTAGCCATCTCTTCCGATACGGTTAAACCTGTAAGGTCGTAATCAGCATCATTTCTCGCATCTCTCTGTTGTTTTAAGCAATAACCAAGAATCTTTAACTTCCTAGAATCAAATGGCTCTGCTTTATGTTCTGATGTTGTCACCATATAGCCAATCAGATTTTTATGATGGTTTGACGAAAAGTGGGGGACATATGCTAGAGAAGACATCGTTTCATGATACATACTATAATATGCTCGTGATACACAACTTCTATAACCACTTTCATCGCCTATTGATAAACAAATCTTAGCTACATTCAAGATATCCAAACTATTTACTTGTGTTGTTTGCTGCATATGAATAACTCACCCCCGTATGTAATTGTCTAGGTGATGAGAATCTTGCAACTAGCTCACAACCATCTAGTGCTTCATCGGAGCAGATTGCTTCAGCAAGTGAATAATTCATTTTTGCGATAGTTTTAGGATCTTTATTTTTCACATCAACTATGTAAGCACTATGATTGTTTCTATTTAGCTCAACAAAACCAGCATGAGCACCATACTCTTTGACTATTTTCCAGATAATTTTAGCCAAGAGAACAAGCTGGTCTTTCGTACAACCAGAATTAGATAACGCCTCATCTAATTCTGTAATAAGTTCATTCTTATGCTTCATCGCATCCTCCCTTCTCTCTTCATCAGAAAGAAGTTTGATATGCTTATCAAAGTAATAATCAAGTTTTTCTCGATCACCAAATCGAAAAGCGGTGCTATAAGCAACAACTGTAAGTTCTTTTGTCCCGAATCGGTCAGCAAGGTCAAAAACCTTTTCATGCATAGCTAAATAGTTACTTGTTTCCCTCAACATGAAAATAAAATTAATTGCCAAACTGTAGTCATTAGTTGCTAATGCAGCTTCAAAAAGCTGAATTGATAATGTTTCATTCCCAGCGAGAGCGTGTAAAAGACCCAATGCACTTATTGCATTACTTGTATGCAAGTTTTAAGCTCTTTAACTATTCGCCTGTACGTAAGCTCATCAATAGACTCACCATTTGTAAGCATTTCAGCGTACATTTCCACATACTCTGCTGCTTTTTCTTTTGGTATGCCTGCGGCCATAACACTACTCTCGATCTATACGGGTAAAAGAGTTTATGTAATTAACGTCTACAACGTCAATTAACATTTAAGCTCCGAATTGAATAAACAAATCTTAATCAGCAACTTTCCTACAGGGGAATGAGCCTATGATTTTAGGTGCATCCATGTGGTTCTGTAGGAGCTGGACATTCAGAAATGCTTTACCATCACGTTTGATAAACTGGAAGCCGTACATGTTGCCATCACGGGCAGGCATTAGCCCCATATCGGTTTTGAAGTTATCCCAATCATCTTTCTGTTTTAGAAAAGTAATTTTTTGTGAGGTAACTTTTTCACCGTTTATATATGTCCAACCGTCAGTAGCTGCGTGGGGCCTGAAATTGCCACACTGTAAATCAGCTAAAGCAGAGCAGCTCGTTAGCACTAATCCAATAGCTAAAAGATGAGCTGTGAAAAAATTGGTATATCTCATGAATAAGCCCTTTGCTGTGCTGACGATGAAAACAAATCTTTAGCCCCGCGCGCTTCACACATCATATCCATATAAAACGGGTTGCCACGCGTATCGCCAGTATAACTAATGCCTCTGACGATATACACACCATCGGTCGCAATGCTGGCCGGTGGATTAGTTAGGCCATTAACAGTCACGTTGCCATTATCGTTTTGATCTTCAAGCCTACCGCCTGACATCTGAACATCGCGGCTAGAAAGCGTCGCACGATATACTGACTCTTGGTTCAGTTGAATGAGGCCATTTAAGCGAATGTTAGGGTTGATCAGGCAACGAACGTTAACACCAGATCCAATGGTTTGTTGTGGCATGCCAATCAAGCCAGTATTGCTATTCAGCACAATGGCTTCATGCACATACTTATCATTCGGCACCATATCAACTTTGCCGTTCACAAACTGCCAGGTGGCTTTGCATTGCTTGGCGACGTTATCCAGATAATCCCGCGTCATGCCGTACATGGTTTTACCGCGCGGGAATACCGTGGGTGGCATTTCCGGTATGATCCCCTGAGTTATGCCGAACGGGGCAAGGTTACGCATAAGCAAATTATTAATATCGGCCACGGTATAACCCGCCGCCACCGTCTGGTTTATTGTGGCGCTTATGAATGCCTCATGACCATCAATAGCCTGGATCAGAATAAAGGTATCTGTGGGGTTATCTCTGCCCGTTATCGTGTAGCGGATATCACCCGAGAAGATTTCACCGAAATTAGCGTCTTCGTTCTGTCCGTCCGGAGAGGTCGAACCATCGTAACCGGCAATCAATCGCAGCTTTGAAAACTCGGTACCGGTGATCCGATTAATAGTATTTTGTGACAGGTTATAAATCTTGAAAATAGCCGCGCGCGGGAATGAGGTGTTGTACCACTCAATATTGAACGTCACTTTAAAATCAGTGAAATTAATCCCCTTGCCGTCCTTATCCAACAGCATCAATTCAAAGTGGCGTATCCAGTTCTTACTCATAAAAACCTCATAAAAAAACCCGCGCAGTGGCGGGTTAAGTTGCGTGAGTTGATTTAGTTATTCTGCACAAAATATAAATGGCTACCGGTACCAAGGTTGGTTTTGGTCGGGTATTCCTCGCGGCTATCATCACTGAGCACCGCAAAAATACCATTGATACCCAGATCCGGATATTGCTCTATCAGGTCAACACCAACCACCAGCGGAACGCCACAAAGCATGTCAGCTCCGCTGCTATCTCTCACATCCATAATCCAGCCCGCGACATCACGATAGACCAGGCGCAAATTAAGTGAGATTTCTCCAAGGGCGATATTGAAAAACTGATTATTGGCCGTTAACGGGATTTCTTTAATATTCATGCAAGCTTCTCCTTTACCCAGCCAAGACTAGATTGCAATAACGATTTATTGGCCGGTGCTGGCGCTTTGGTGCCGGTATTTTGCATAGCCGAGGTACTCACCCCCTCTTGCATATTCTCTTTGTCAGCCACCATGACTGAATCAGTTTGAGACATAATCACTTCACGTAGGGTAAGAACGCACATCAACACATTTTCACTGGTTTTATCGGTTGTGACCTCAATGCCACGGATCAGCATATTGCTGTATTTCCGCTTACCGGTAATGACGTCGAATGGCTGTCTACTTTCCTGTAAATCACGGAGTTCTTGATAAACCTCCTCCGGGCTTTTACCCAGACTCAATCCTATGGTTGAGGTATCCACAAAATCCAGCAATGAACCGCCGCCAGCAAAACCCACCTCCATTGTGACCTCAGCTGCGCGTTTATAAGCGTGATCGTTAACTGCGGCCCCGACTTCAACCGGATGCTCGGTTATCTCCAGCGCGTCTTGATGCTTTTCAGCGATAATCACACTCGGTACCAACACCCCAATTTTGCGCGTTTGCTGCCGGAAGATGGCAGACAGAATATCCATTCACCCTCCTATCGGGTTGATGTGTTTAATTGCTGGGTCAGCCGGGCATTGACGTTGGTCTGCCTCCCCGCTATCTCACTCCCAACAGCGACCGGATCAGTTGCACCATAGATATTGATATTGGTTTCCTGCTGTAATCCTTGCGGTTGCATTCCACCAGCTGCACGGTTTATCAATTCGCTACTGTAAGGGTTACGTCCATTCTCATGATGGATAATGCCCCCCATCAATGCAGACATCACCTGCGGGTTTTCCAGATTCAAAACTGCATCCGGATGAACGTTAAGCATTTTCGATAGTTGAGCAATATAAGCCCCGGTGTTGTTTTCACTTCCAGGCGCCCACGTCGAAATAATATCTGTCAGGGTTTGCAGCGGCTTACCGGTAGTTTTGCCGGTAAAGTAACGCATTAACTGTCGGGCCATGGCTTTAAGTCCATCATAGGCCGTGTCAAACTTAGCAAAACGACCACCTGGGCGTTCCAGTGATGCGCCATCCTGCCCTACATAGTTAATGTTGCCCGGATTGTTATTCCGTATTCCTCTCGGGTCTGTTGCATCACCCTCACCGCGCAACCACCGACCAACGCTTCTCGGGTCAAAACCGGTTTTATCCTTTACCCAATCGGCGGCGCTATTCGCACTATCGGTTACCGCAGGCATGGCGTCTGGCTGATCGCTGCCCTGACTGAGTAATGCTTTTCCTATCCTGGCCACCTCAACCCAATTACCCTCTTTCAATGCATTAATCAGGTCACCAATCATCGATAACATCTTGCCGAACTCACCAAATTGCTTCGTCAGGTTCTCGATATCACCTTTTAGCGTCCAGTTTTTCAGATTAATGTTGAGTAGCCTGGCAATCTCAACGCCAACGCCTTTAATGGATTTAGTTAGATCATCCATTCCTTTTAGCGCAGCGTTTATTTCTTGTTCCCACTGCCCCCAATCAATCAGGCTATTACCGCCCTCTTTCCAGGTTTTATAGTCGTCATACAGGGCAAAAATCGCCGCACCCAGTGATAGCACAATGCCCACTGGCGATGTCAGGAACGCGGTGTTGAGTAAACGCCATGCCACCAGCAGACCGCCAAACAACATAATGAGTTGCTGCGTTATCGGGTCTAGCTTTTTAAACCAGTTGATGACATCACCGACAGCCTGACCGGTACGCCATAATACGCGCGTAACCGCATCCCCCGCCCATAGAACGCCCTTAATAACTTTCATCAACATTGCTTCAATCTTCGGCCAGTTATCCAGAAGTTGCTTGCGCAGAGAATCAATATCCCCCGCCAGCCCATTAGCCAGATTTGCGCCAATCTTGTCCCTCGCCTGACCAAGTGTCATCGTGAGGTTACGCATGGACGTCATAAAGCGGTTAGATTGCTTGGCCGCGGTATCCGCATTAAAGCCGATTTTCTTAGCGGTTAATGCATATTCGGAGCCAAAGCCCCCCAGCCCCTTACGCATCGCCATTAGCGTATTTTCATCAATACCCAGCATCTGCGCGTATTGGTTGGCGCGGTAATACGGCATGCTACTCAGTTTTGCACTAAGGCCGGTAAAGATGGCCGAGGTATCGCGCATATTGCCGTTCGCGCTACGGGTCTGAATACCGAGGCGATTTAGAAAGCCCTCAGCCCCCGGACTGTTGCGAATAAATCGGGCCAGACTCTCCAATGAGCCTTGCGCAGAGGCAGCATCTACACCCAGTTGCGAGGCGGCATAACCCAGCGCCTTGATGCCCGCCACCGATGCACCAGTACGCTGAGAAGCGAAGTAAACCTTATCCAACCCACTGGCAATTTTGGTAGTAAAACCAACAACGGACAGCGCCGCCCCTTCGACCACTGCGCCCATCTTCAGCACATTGGCCGTGACGCCAGCGATCACAGCGGAGAATTTCTTCTCCCCCGCCTCATCCAGTTCAAAGCCAAGACTGACCAGGAAATCCTTAAT